TGCTCCCTCCAGAAAGAGCTGCAGCTAACACTGCTTGACCGCCAACTTCTCGTTTAGTCGGAGGTGCGATTTGTTGTGCAGGCTGCGCGGTTGGCGCGGCTGGTGCCTGCTGAACCATTTGCAACAACGGCAGATAAGGGGCCACTGCATGCTGAATCGCTTGCCCATAATCTTGAGCCAGCCCTTCAGATAACATTGTTGCTGCATGATGTTTGATGTTTTGTGCAACCTGCGCAGGTATTTCTCCAAACACATTCAATGTTGCGTCAACCTGCGCATCAACTGCGGCTTCATGCTGCGCATACACGCTTTGTTGCTGCATATTACTAATATAGTGCTGCAATTCATTGATTCGTGTTTCGTACTGCTGCTGTTGCGTACGACGTTCAAAATCTGAACGGAACATATACACATCTGTTGCAGAGGTTGGATCTAGACCCACTGTTTCCATTGCGTTTGCTAATTGTTGGGGATCGTTCAGGTTTAGCTGCGGTTGAGCTGGCGGTTGCGCTTGTTGTTGCTGCTGCATCATTTGCTGCTGCTGCAGTTCCGCGAGCTGCTGCGAAAGCTGTTGCTGCTGCTGCATATACGCATTCATCATATCCTGCTGCGTATATTCAGGCTCAGACTCAACCTCTGGAATTACTTGCTGCGCTTGCTCTGCTTGCACAGCTTGTTCTGTGGAAGGTGCGTTATTCTCAACACCGGGAATTGCGATACCTGCTTGCTCAAATAGTGACGCTACTTGCTCTGGCATAGGATCAGGTTCTGAAGGAATTTCCACGCCTGCGTCAGCCATCAACTGCTGCGCGTCTACTTCTGGTGCGGGTGCGGGTGTTCCCTGTTCCCCGAATAATGCTTGGTCTGCTTCTGATATTTCAGTTCTCAAATCGGTCATGGGTTGATACTACCTTATTATTTTTACCTGTCAAACAAGACCTTATTCCGGGAAGGCTACAACATCTTGTGGTGGAGGCAGTTCTACGTTGCCAGACTCTTGATTTTGACCATATGCGCCACCTCCACCATCGAAAGGCGATGGCATTTGTGGGTCGCTAGCAGGTGGAGGACCACCGGCAGCAGACTGCGCGTTACCCATAAGCATCTGTGATTCTGTTGCGAACGCTTCTGTTTGTTGCGCGAGCTTCATTTCATGCTCTGCAATATGCGCCCTAAACTGCTGTTTTGCTGCTTCAGGCAAAGCTAAGAACTCAGGGGATACCGCAAAGTCTGAATGCACTTCTGCATGCACTTCGTGATTATCTTCGTCTAGCAATTCAGGCACAAAGAACGGATTATCCAGTAAATTACGGTTCTCACTGCGAGCTCGAGAATAATGATTCTCTAACCTATGCCGCGTTGGTGCATCTTCATAATCAACTTCGAGCACCTGACGCAACGCTTTTGCTGCAGGATTATCGGGATCAAACGCACCAAGCTGATACAGCTCCATTGCTTCTGCATAACGCAATGCGCGACTATTTGGTGTACCGCTAAACGGCTCGACTGTAACCGTAGCGTCAAAATCATAGTCATTACGTCTAAACTCTTGAGATAACAGCCTTTTATTCGCGCCCAAGGTGCGTACAATCCTGCCTTCTTCATAGAAATCACGCGCCAAACGAAGGCATTTCTGCAGTATTTTTGCCACATCTGCCTTAAACAAATGCACATCTGGCTCATGAATTGCCTTGCTAAACTCGTATAAATACGAAAGCGCACGACCTGAATCGTACCCCTGTGGTGGCTGTCCACGGTTTACATCTCCATATGTAGAGATGGTTTGCAGTGTGTTGACTGCGAAATCTTCAAAATTGAACATGCTGCCAGGGATATCAGGTACGCGCATCCATTCTGGTCGAGCACCGGGATTGTATTCGATGAGTTCGCCTGCCATATCGGAAAACATATCCGTATTGATTCCACTTCCGTATGGAACGAGAAGCGGAGGACTAAGAACCTTATCAACCCACTCCTTGCGTTTGCTTGCGCTTAGGTTGATGCTGCGCTGTACAGGAATGATGTCTTTGACAACACCATCGGGGTATAAGCCATTAGGTAATAGGTTTTGCCCTAAACGTAGTACCCATGGCCACTCGTAAGGCAAAGGCCCAATAGCGACAATAACATCAGCAGAAAAAATAATAAGACGCCCACCAGGATAGCGATTACTTGGTTTTTCCCAAAACTCAATGAGTTCTCCTAATTGATTCTCGCTTGCATTCGTATGCCTGCCTGCAGCTGACGGTATGTCAAAACTGCGCCCATCGTTTTCTACAATTTGTGTCGCATGCAATGACTCGTCTTGTCTACCAATTGACCATCGACCTTCTGTTGACTTGCCGTAGTGATCGAATGGAAACTGGTCGTTTAGAATCCGCAAAGGCAAAAGCTTGCGGTGAAACACATGCTGAATACTTTCTTCGTCTTTTGCGTGTGGATCAGCTAGTGCTGAGATAATGTCCACAAATTGTACAGATATTTCACCCTCTGCGCGTCGTTCCATGCGCGGCATTTCGAACTCATCTGTGTCAGGAAGCCCTGTTTCGGGGTCAGTAATAGGGAATTCGTCGTAATCACCTTTGTTTGGGTCCCAAATTACCTTGTAAAATGCTGCTCCGTGAATTTGCGCTGCAGTTTCTCCGCGATATAAAGTCTCATAATTCATAACGCCGTTCTTTAAAAAACTACGTACAAGCTTTTGAGATACCTCAGCTCGTGCAAGTGAGCTTTGATCGCTGTTGTTTGGCACCACTTCCGGATTAGGCAGCGACCGCAGCGTGTCAGATACCGCTGTTCTTACTGTCGGACGAATATGATTGAGCACTTCTCGCGCTTCATCCAGGTCGTAATCATCCTGTACCCAGCCTAGCGGAGACGCTGTGCCCCACTGTAAACCACGGTAAAAAGCCATGTTTTCAATAAGATACGGTGCTCTCTGCGCAATGGCAGTGATTGCGTCATCATAAAGTCCTTGTGCTTCCGAAAGCATTTCCCGCGCACGGGCTTTCGTTAGCTTTTTTCCTTCACTCATCCTACGCCTCTGGATCCATTACTCTGTGCTGCCCGTTCATTCGACCCTGTTTTTTTAGTTTCGCTTCTAGTGCAGCTCGTCGCAATGGTGTCTCAATATCCAACTGCCGTTCTCGTAACGACTGTTCCTTCTTCTTTAATTCGTGCTGTTCCATCCATAAGTCACGCGGCAAACCACCAATAGGCGCTGCGTTTTTTAGATGGTCCAGGTAATCACCCTGCACTTTCTCAAATGTCGTGCTAATCTCTTGGTTGTTCTTTATCAAGAGCTCAACTGTTTCACGGTGTCCTTTAAGTAGCCAGTGTAGAGCTGTTACTGCTGTACCTAAAATTCCAAGAAATCCAAGTGATGCGAGAATCATTGCGCCAGTCATAGTGCGAACCTATCATACAAAATACAACCTGGGAATTATCGGTTGTATTTGCGCATATTCCTTACTGATTCACGTTTGTTTTCGCGCTTCTGGTTGCGCGTATCATGCGCGATTTTGGCCAATACGGCTTCCCATATATTATGATTTTGTTGAGGAATATTAGATGTTTGCGCCGCAGCAGCTGCTTGAGCTTTGCGGTCTACCGGTGGCGCAGCACGTGTGTGCCCAAAAAAAGCCATCGCTGTGGCCATTACGGTATCATCGTGCTGACCTTTGGGTGCCTGCATTTTTCCGTCGTTTGACTCGAAAGACAGGTGCTCCTTTATCAGCTCTTCACTCAGAAAATTCAACGATTCTGTACGGATTGCTTCCTGCGTGTCTGCTAACACTCTAGTTTTCGTAGACGCTGTGACCAGGAATCCAAAGCGAAACGTGTTCGGGTCACTGACTCTGCCCTTGATCATATCCATTGTGCGGCGATGATAGATATGCGGATATCTGTTTTCGACGACTCTTGTACACGCAGCCAAGCCAGGACCGTTGGCTTCCGGCACAATGAATGCGTCGTTATACCATTCGGCCAGCAAACAAAGCATTTCACCAAAAGCTGGTGCTGGTGTTTTGATTCGCAACATTGCTGCCTCGCTCACAAACGTACCATCGTGTCGATCGAACACTAAGGCGACAGACCAGTCACCTCGCTTGAGACCCTGACTGACATCGGCACCAATAACATACGTGTGTCCTTTCTTTGGTTTGCTCCACACAGTAAAGTTCTGCATACCAAACGGAACCTTCTTTGGGTCATCGTTGGGGTCGAGCTTGAGACACAGTTCTGGTTTGACGGTCTTTGATCGCAACTGCATCCTTTGCAACTTGCGTTGCGGAAACCATTTCGTTGATGTCGCCTGAAAACTTTCGTCTGCTGTGCTTGGAAACTCTTGTGCAAAGTACAGTTCCGGCGGTAGTCCTTGTTCGTTTGCTTGGCAGTCGTTTTCTATCTTGGTTCTTCGCCACTTGATTTGCTCAAGCGTAGTTTCTGGGAACGCAGACAATAATGCTTTCTCATCAGCATCTAGCGTGTCTTCGATGTGTTGCCTTTCCCAGTCGAATACTTTTTCTCTGTACGCAGGATCATCTAGCCACGAGTAAAAAAAGCGTATGTAGCCATTCCAGTTTTGAATTGTGTCTGCTTCTTGGTGGTCATGCGCTGCAATGATGTCATCTATATCTAACGCTTTGGTCCATCGCTCGTAGAATCCACCGCTTGGTCCATTGCCGGTACTCTCTTCAATCACCGTACTATATGGCGGAGCTGCAGTAAGTGCGCTGTTTACTTCTGCATAGCTCTCGAAGAAGGCGGATTCTGATAGGTGCATGAGATCGAATTGATCACCACGCGCAGAGTTATCACCACCAGCACTTGCAACAACGTAACGGCTATTATGCTCCCACGTGTAGCCTTCACTTCTGCTTTTGTATTGCGCTTGTTTTCGATACTCATCGTATTCCGGCGACCAGTAGTCATAAAAATCTTTCGTATACTTGAAGATACGACGTGCGTTTGCGCCTCTATGCGCCATGACCAACACAGACATGTTCGATGTGAAGTTAGCCTCTAAATAAAAACGAGCACCGATATACGAGCTCACACCTGCACGACGGCATTTTGTTATAACAATACGTACCGGACCATCAGACAACTGCAGATGCGGCGCTTTCTGTTTGAAGTTATAAAGCAGCGCGTCGATGTTCTTCTGGCTAATCTTGCGCACAAGAGTGCTGAATTTTTGCTTAGGCGAGATACCGATGACTTTGGCAATCTCTTCGCAGTCATCTGAAAGGAGCATGTTTTTTGCTATACGAAACGCTCTTACTTTCTCGAATAACGCATGCAACCGTGTTTGACAGTTGTTCAAATATAGCGGCGTAAGCTCACCTTTTCGATCACGATGCTCCACCAATATAAGCTTTTGCATAGCGTCTACTTTGTCTTCGATAAATCCACGCTCGACAGCGGGATCAAACGGAACCGTTTTGTTTCTTTTGCCCATTACCACTTAACCTTGTGCGACCAATATCTTGCAGACAACTTATCAGGACTAGAGTCCTGTGCATTGTGTCTTGCGTAATAGCTTTTGCGACGTGCTTTATCTTTGGCAGACGAAGGATTTTTGCCTGCTCCCTTCACGCCTTGTTGACCGAAACGTATTGTTTTTACTGTGCCACCCGACTTGGCAACGACAACGTGTGACTTGGTTGGATGTGATGGTGTTTTCTTAGGTTTGTTGTAACCAGAAACACCTATCCTGCTTAGTATCCCATCATTTTTGTCTTTTTTTTTACCGCGCCACCGTACATCATTTTTTGCATTTTTTTGACTCCGCCACCGTACATCATTTCAGGCATGTTTTTTACCGCGCCACCGTACATCATTTGCGGCATCTTCTTCACAGAACCGCCATACATCATCTCAGGCATCTTATCGACTTTGCCGCCATACATCATTTGTGGCATATTCATAACTTTACCACCGTATTTCATTTCCGGCATGTCCATGTCAGGCTTAGTCATAGGAAAATTACTGCTTCTTTTTGCAAGCAGCATTTCTACTTCCTCATGATATTTCTTTCCTTCTTCGGTTGTTGGGTTCCAGTTGCTCAACATTTTGCGCATTTCGCCCATCATCTCTACGCTGTCGGTCGGCATTGGCATGCCAGTCTTGATGCTGTCGACAATTGGTTTAGGAATGACGTACTCTCCTTGCTGCGCAAGGATTGGCACCGAGTCAACGCCAGGTACGCCGCCCATAACTTCTCCGCCTTTCTCCATGTTTTGCTTGCCCCAGTTCGCTAGACGATTCTTAGAAGACTTACTTCCTTTGTATTTACCGCCTTTCTTTTGGTAAATAGATGTCGCTAACTGCATTGCTCGAGCACTGTGCTTACCGCCCATCTTGTTTAGCGCTTCTGACTTAGACGCTGCCCATAGTGCGGGATTACTTTTGTTGGAGATTTCTCCGCCTTTTGCTAAAGCTTCTGCGAACGGGCCGCGCAAAAAATCTGGAATATTCCCCGCTCTTGTTTCTGAGGTGTTGTTGTCCTGTTTATTTTTTCGACCCATAATTGACGGCAGAATATTAGTCGCATCCATTTCGCGAACAGTTTCATTCATTGCTTTCATTTCCGGACTGTCTTTTACACTGGGCGCAGGCATGCGCGGTGCGGCAGAATCTAAGCTAGGCATTTGATTCTTTGTTGCTTGCATCATCATGCCTATCAAATCACTTCGATCTTTTCCACCTAGCCCCGTTGTCACAGCGCCGGTATCAGAAATCGATTTTTTTCCTGGTACACGGAAATCAGACAGTAACGTCTGCTGCTTTAGTTTTGGCTTGCTTGGTTGTGCCATTGGCTTAGGTGCGGCCTTTGCTTTTGCTGTACCAAAACGTTTTGCGTATGCACCGGCAGGCGAGATGTTTGCAGCTACACTTTTGATTGGAGCTCCACTTTGCGCAAATGTCTGCAGCTTGCGTGGGTCAGTAATGCCTATTTCTTTCTGCAGTTCCTGTACACGTCGCATAACATCAGCGGTTGTAAAATCTTCTCTTCCCTTCGCGATAAGGTCTGCAGTTGCAATATCGGCAAGCATATCTCGGTCACGCACTTTGTATCCACCAGGTACGCCAGCTGTTTGTCCTGGCATTTGTGCAGCTATCGACGCTGCAGGTGCTGGCATGTCGTCGTCTCGAAAAGGAGTTACGTTATAATTGGCAATAGACGCAGGAGCACCGGGCACTGCAGATAGAGATGCTGGAGGCATCATGCTCATAGCTTCTTCACTCATCAAAGGAGAGCTTTGATTTTGCATGCGCTGATATGCTGCAGCTAATTCCGCGTTTGTGTCTGGCGTAGGCGCATCTGGGCGAGAAAGAACACCTGCGGCAAGACCTGTTCCTGCGGCCACCGGGAGAAGACGCTGTGTTGGAGCACTTAGTTTGCTGTACGCTTCTGTCAGTGGTGCAATCGGACTCTGCATTCCTGAGCCCCTGCGCCCAGCAAACTCCATTGCTTTAGTTAAGCCTCGGTCAATACGCTCTAGCTGCGGAACATTTATCGGATATCTGCTTGCTCGTGTTATCGTATTTAACGCTGAACTACGCGGAACATTACCAAGACCAACACCACTGCCCTGCATCTTGATTGCCTGCTCAGGAGACAAACTTCCACGCAAATTTAGACCCGCTCTCGGCGCTTGTGGAAGGCTAGACGGAAACGGAGTTTGCCCTGTAGGCAGCGAACCAGAAACATTCATCCTGCCTAGCGGTGGTCTGCGCATAGCAGCAGCAATATCTGCAGCTTTACTTACTGGCGCACCACCTGCTGGTGGAGTGCCAACCGCACCTCGACCCAAGCCCAAACCTGCACGACCCTTGCCTACTGTGCCTTTAAGGATTGCAGCTCCGCCTTTTACTGCTGGTGGAAATCCAATCGACATAGGACGACTGGCAAGCAGATCGCTTTCTTGCGAGTAAGGAGGGAAGTTTGGATCTAGCCCTGCCGCAACACGCTGCTCTGGTGTCATGTTGTACCAATCATACATAAGCGGTTGCGCGTAAGGCTCAGGACTTT